ATTATTTAATTCTTCTTTTTTAGAAGTTAAATCTTTAATATTAGTTACTAATACATCTTTTGCTTTTTCGTTTTTAGTTGTTTTTAATGTATTCTTAACATCTTTTAAACTTTGGTTTACTTCTTTTAATTCAGTTTTTAAAGGTTCAACCTTTTCTTTTGTATCAGTATTAATCTTCTTTATTTCTTGCTTTATTGATTTATTTTCTAATTTACTAGATTTTCTTAAATCTCTTATTTCTTTAATTTCGTTATTGATATTTTCTCTTTCTTTTGTAATCTTTTTGATTTTATTACGATTTTTCTTAATATCATTAACTTTTTGATTTGTTGTTAATTCTTTTTTATCTTGTGTTGCTTCTTGTGTTGCTTTTGATGTTTCTTGTGTTGCTTGTGTTTCACTTGGTTTAATTGTATTGTATAAACTATCTATATCTTCCATAGAAACTTTATTACCATCAGCAATTTGATTATAAACTGCTATTTTCATAAAGTTTCGTTCATCATTAGATAAATCATTATATTTTTTATCTGCTTCTTGCATTAATATATTTGTTTCAGCACTTGCTTTATATTTATTTTCATAATCTTGCTTTACTTCTTCAACACTAACATTTTTTTCTTTTGCAATATCTTGAAACATTTGGTTCTTTTGTTTAGTAGTCATTATATCATTTGCACCATTGAATAATAAACTTGTTAGTGATGCACTTATAAAAGCATCTAATGTTTCTTGATTTAATACATTATCAGCAATATCTTTTCCTAAATTTCCACTATAATTTTGATTAATATATCTATCATCATTTCCTAGTTTATCATTAATAAACTTAAATGTATCGTTTCCTAATGTAGTAAAAATATTAGATAATACTTCTTCACTACCCTCACTTAAAGCATTAATAATTGAATTAGTAAACATACCAGCAGTACTGCCTAAATATCTTCCAACTGAATTTCTTATCTTACCAGTTAATTTATCTCCCCAACCAGCAGTTTTTAAACCAGGTATTCCATCAAAAAATTGTTCACTTATAGTTTCACTTAAACCATTTACTAATGCTTGTGTTCTTGCTTCTGTATCATTATAACCAGCATTTCTCATAGTAGATAATGTATTACCATAAGATGAAGTAAATGTAGATAAAGCAGTTGCTTTTGCTGGACTTAAACCAGTCCAAGTTAATACACCACCTTTTGATGCAGTTGCACCAGTTCCACCAGCACCAGCAAGTCCTACATAAGCACCTATTTGTCCTACACCTTGTGCAACACTATCTAATGTTTTACCAGCAACAGAATATTTATCTAATTCATCAGTCCAGCCTTTTTTAAATAAGTTTTCATCATTTCTTTCATTTGTTCCAAAAATAGCACCAGTTGAATTAACATTTGCATTATTTCTTAACCAATTAGATGCTTTATTATTTTTACCAGCAACAAGTCCAATTACATCAGCAATAGCATTTTGCCCAAAGTCAGCAATACCCTCACTTGCATTAAAGAAACCTTTACCAACATTTGTTGCTACATCTCCTATTGTTCCACCAATTTGTTGTAAAACATTACCTTTTTCTGCTTTCTTAAAAAATGTGCCATCATTTTCTCTTTTTACACCAGTTGCACCACCATAGTTATTATTTATTAATTGTTGATTATTATAATATCTATTTTGTAATGTATTTAACTCAATTGTTTGCTCAATTGGTGTTTTATTTTTTTGAATATCAAAAGAAGAAGAAGTATTTTGAAGTTTAGAGTTATTTTCTTGTTGTTTTCTTCTTTCATACTCTTCTCTTTCTTTCTTTTTTCTTTTTTCTTCTTCTTCATAATATTCTTTTGCTGTTTTGAAATTAAATTCCATATTACCACCTACTTAACTATATAATAAATACTTGCAATTTTTTTAGCATCACTTTCACTTATCTTCTTTTTACTTACTGCATTATTTAATGTACTTGATAAACTCTTATCAGTAAATTTATTACTAGCAACATTGTCTTTATACCAAGTCCAAGCATTTTTGCTACTAAATTGATTTGGGTTTAAAGACATATTACTTGTTACATTTTTTGCACTATTATTTGTCAATGTGTAACCACCACCACTTGAACTTTTTGAACCACCTGAACTATTTACTTTTTTTTTAGAAAGTTCATATTCCTTTTGCCATTGTGCATCAGCAATAGCATCTCTTTCTCTTTGATATGCCATCTTTTCATTATATTGTCTTATGCTTTCAGCAAGTTGTTGTTGTTGCATTTGATAATTTTGATTATATTGTCTAATTGCTTCTGCTTCTTTTTGTTCGTTAAGTATTTGATTATATACATTGTTGTATTGATTATCATATTGACTATTAATATTTAATTTATTATTTAATAGGTTTTGTGTTAATGATGATTTAGTATTATAATAACTTTCATTTGCTTGTAATTCTGCTTGTAATCTAGTTAAAGCATTTTGTGCCTTTTGAACATCATTATTTAATATTGCTTCATTTATACTATTATCATAATTTTGTATAGCATTTTGTAAAGAAGCATTTGCTTGTGCTACTCTATTTTGATATGTAGTATATGCACCTAATTTTGCAGTTTCACTCAAACCACTATTATTTAAACCAGTACTTGCCAAACTTTCTGCTTGATAACCATAAGGGTTAATGAAAGCATTATATGAATTTAATGCTTGTTTATTTTGTGTTTCAGTTTGTTTTTGTGCTTGTTCTTTTTGTTGGTTAATAATATTAGTTTGATTTTCTAATTGTTTATCTAGCACTTCATTTTGTGTTTTTTCTTGTTGTGCCAACATTTGATTTTGTTGTTCTCTAAATGAATTAGCATCATCTAATAAACCACTATATGTTTGTTGGTTTTCTGCTAATGCTTTTTCTCTTTCATTATATACATTATTTATTCTTTTTTGTTGTTCATCTGTATAATTCATACTTTCACCCTACCTTTTAACATAACCTGCTATAAAACCTTGTAATACTGCACTATATATTCCAAATGGTTTATTTGATGAGAATTTTAATTGCATCTTATAAAATTTCTTATCTTTTATCTTAAATGGTGCATAACCTTTTTCATCACTTAATGTTTTACTATCTTTAATAACACCATCTGGTATTGTTTGTATTATTATATCATCATTGTCCATATTTTTAAAGTTTACTACACCACCTTTTTTACTTGTAGTTTTAGTATAACTAGGACAACCAAAATCATCTTTTCTTGTAGTCCAATAAGAATTAATATCTAATTCACTATCTTCTTGTCCAGTTGTTTCATCTACATCACCATCTAATAAGTATAAATAACCACTATCGTTCATTAAATATAGTTCATCTCTATATTCAACCATATTAGTTATATTATTAGGTAGTTCCCAATAAAACCACTCAAATTCACTATTTCCATTACCAGTATTCATTAATTTTCTATTATCTGCTAAATATATTTTTGAATTAACTAATGTTAATAAATAACCTTTATATTCTGCTAATACTGGGTTCTCATAACCTTGTTCTTTTAATAATCTTGCATCTACATAAGTTGATTTATGTTGTAATATTTGTTCACTATATAATGCACTTGATGATATACACTCTAAACCATTATTTGAATAATATACAATATAATCTCCATAATTAATTCCAGTAGATACACAACCAGTTGATACATTACCATTTGTTACTGGGTATATCTTTTGGTCATAATCACTACTTAATGTTGGTGTTAAGTAATATACACCAGCACCATTTTGGTTATTCTCTTTAATTACCCATAAAACATTATTTCCAGGTATTATTGCTTTAATTCTAGCAACATCTAAACCTATTTCATTATAGTTAATATCAGCAATATATCTAGGGTCATTTAACATACCCCAAAATACTGAATTAGGGTAGTCATCATTTCCAGCAAAGAATAGTCTATTATCAAACTCACATAATAAGTTACAATTCAATATTCTACTCTTATGATTTGCTATTGTTTTACTAAATAATATATCTACACTTGCATTTTGTGATGGTGCAGTAGTAAATGTTACTATACCATTTGTTCTATCTACTGATAAACCATTTCCCTCAATAACAATTGTAGTAGTATCGTTATCGTGTATTGTTGCTCTTACACTAAAATTATTATCTAAATCTTTATCATCTAATTGATAAGCAGTAGATACACCATCAGCAATAAATTGATTATATCTTTTACTTGTTAAGCAGTTTACTGGTTGTAATACATAATCAGTATCTATACCCTCATCAAGATTTGTTGAACCATCTGGGTTTCTTTGATATGTAGTATATGGTATTGTACCCTCTACTTCTTTTGCAGTTGTACCATTATATTCAATATAATTAACACCATCTATTAAAAAGAATACATTATCAAATACAAAACTCTTACTCTTTGAAGAACTTAAACCAGTATATAATTCAGTTAATTGTGCTGGTGTATTTGGGTAGTTATTCCATTTAACTAATTTTGTACCTATATGTAATAAAACTTGTATTATATCATTGATTTTATAGAAAAAAAGACCATTGACAACATTATCAAACTTATTAAGTAATGTTAGTCCTGGTCTTGTTTGAATACAACTACTATCAGTATAATCTCTCCACATATTTTTAGCATCTGGACTATGATAGTATGGTACTTCTCCACCACTAAAATCTACACCCATAAAGTTTGAATATTGTCTTGTGATAATTTTATCTAAATTACTCATAAATCAATTCCTCCCTCTATTGTTATAAAACCAGCAGTATTTCTACTATCTAATCTTTGTATTAAATCATTATATGTTCTTTCAAAATATGAACCATAATTAGAAATCATATCTAATCTTAATAAATCTCTTGCAATTCCATAAGGCATTATTTCTAATAGCATTGGGTCAATTTCAAATACATATCTATTATCTTCATTTTGTCTTTCAGTGTCATTATTAAACATTGTTTTACAAAGTGTTGGGTATTTATAATAGTAAATTCTAATAGTACCAGCAAAAGAGTTATCAACTTCTAATGTAGTATTATCTATCATATTAAATGTAGTTACCATATCTTCTTCATTAGGTACTAAAATAATTCTATTTACTTGGTATATATCATCATAACCTTTTAAATCAATTATTCTATCATCATTTATTCCTACATTAATTTCAATATTTGCAGTTATCTTTCTAAACTTCATTAAGTCCATTTGAACTGAATTTACTACACCATTGATTTTATTTATTACATCTTCATCTTCTGCTAAATTATTTAATTCAGGGTATAATTCTTCAATTAGTGCAAAGGTTTTTTCTTTCATTTCCTTTAACTTCATATTTACACCTCTATTCTGCTTTTAATATAATATTTTTAGAAATATATTCATCTTTTGGTATCATTTCACTTAAAGGTTTTACATAACCTCTA